TCGCGGATTGTGTCTACCAAAGCTGGCATCTGTTCGTTTTGAACTTTGCTTACTTTTTCCAACATGTCTTGAATGCTGTCTACAATATCTTTAGCAGCCAATACAGCTTCGCTACGACCCATTTCTGATTCAAATAAGCCTTGCTCGCTAGACATCCAACGATCTAGGCCTTCTTTGACCAGCATAAGTTCCATGTACTTGCTGTTCTTTTCGGCAGTGTGTGCGCCAAAACTTTTTTTAATAGCAGTGATATTTTCAGCAAGTGCCTGGCTTAATCGCTGTGCTTTGGCATATGATAAGTTATCATAATCTATAGAAAAACCAAAACGGCTTTCCATTACTTTGTTAATTTTTTGAGGAGTAACCTCAGTACGCATTTCAGAGAGTCTCATAGTTTTAATTGTCCCAAACTTTATTATATTTAGCTTCTAAATGTATTTTTGATATTTCTTCCCTGAGTCGATTAAGCTGATGTTCGGCTTTTTCTATTCTGGCGTTTCTAATATCTACAGTTGTAAAATCCTTTTGTTGTTGTGCCAGTTCTAATCGACGACGATAAGTTAAAAGTTCTGTATAAATTTTATTTATTTCAATATCCAATGCCAGGATTCTATCTGCTTTCGAAAATCTCTGTTTAATGGTATAAATGGTGTAGAGTACAGCACTCACTTTGTTGTCGAATTTATGCACTAGTTCGTTGTTATGATTGTACACATCACAGATTTTATTAGGATATACCTGTAGTACATATAGGCCAATTCGATATCCATTTTTGGTTGGAATACAGATACTGGTGTCATGGTTACGTTGCAAGCGACCTAATTCATTCCTGGTCCACTGTTTAATATAGTCAGTGGCTTGGGCTATTTCTGGATGTACCGGTCGAGGCTGTGCTGGTTTAACGTATTTTTTTCGTGTATGTGATCGTGCCATCTTCTTTGATCTTACGCAACAAGATATCCTGTTGTGTTAATTGATTAGCAATCAATTGCTCTCTTTCATTGAGAGAGGCTTTTGGTATACTGGACTCGTGTTGGAATCTGCCCAACAGGTCTGCTTGTTCATTGTTAATGCTTATTTGTATATTATTCAGTAATTCTACTATTTTCATTTGGTCGCTAGATGTACCAGGATACCTAGTACGGCTGTGAGCAATACTCCAAATACACTAGTTCCAATGGTTATAATAGTTTTATAACTGTCTAGGCTATTTGAATTTACAGAACTGGTCAGTTTGTTTTTTACTTCAACTATGTGTTCCTCGATCGTGTCCATACGACCTTCGAGGCTGGTTAGTTTTCTTTCCACAGATTCGTACCTTTCAGCGCAGAGTTCTACGTGCGCCTCAAGGCTTTTCTTTTCTAATTCTTTGGTACTCATACCCGCTTCTTTCATAGTAAGCGATGCTGTTTTTGTTGAGCCTATGTGTGCCTTAATAGTGAGCCTTAATTCGGTGCCGTAGCATCAAGTATTATTTATGTTAAGGTATACCTGTTTAAAGTATATATTTTTGATAGTGCCGTAGGGATAAAAAATAGGCAACATGAATCGAGCTGTTTCTGTTAGATATGTAATGATAGGCACCTGCTCAAAATCTTGTTGTATGGCACCTAATGGTCGGTCGGGCAAGTCATAGATCTCTTGTCGTTCTACTGCCCATTGCCAGGTCCATACTTTTTGTTCGCCGGTGTAAAAATCGCCAAACTCAACTTCTTTGAGACCGATAGTGGTGCTACAAGGTGGCGTGATATTTAACGGTTGGGTACGAAGGCTCATGCACTGTATCACTGTTTCCCAGTTACGTTGTTGATTACGTTCTAGGGTGTTGTTGTCTCCACGAGTTACACCTGTGGGGGTTATATCTACTAGACTGTAACCTTGAAAGAACTGTAAGTTTGTTGACATGATACAAGTATTTATTGGCCATAAAAAAAGCACCTATTAAAGGTGCTCTTTTATTTTTAGTTTCTACTAAACTAGTAATTAAGCTAGTTTGAAACCTTCTGAAATGCTTACTGTAGCTGCTGCTAATGGAGCAGCAAGAGTGTTAATACGAGTTGCTATATCTGTATCAATACCACTTGTTACACCACTGTATGGAGCTGAACCATCGTCGCTTGTACCAGCACCAGTAGCTTCTAATAGAACGCTAATACGATCTGTATCAACCTGATACATTGTGATTGTGCTGTCGATAGCGATTAAACGTAGAGCTTGCTCAACGATACCGCCAGTTGCTAAGTCACTTGAACTAAATGTACCACCACTAGCAGTAATCTTAACGCAGATTGGATTCTTTGTTAAACCTGTAGCGATTAATTTACCTAGTGTACCATCATATTTTGCGTCAACGTTGTTTACGCCTTTTGCATCACCTGCATATCTTGTCTGAATTGCCATTTTAAATCTCCTTAATAAATGTGCGTCTTACGCATATAATTATTTATACAAACTGGAAAAAAATAGTAATTTACCCTGCTCTAGCAAATAGAGCAGCACTAAACACGCCACGATTTACCAGTTTAACAGGACCTGTCGGGGTACTAAACACAAATCCTTCGCCGGCCGGCTGTCCGTTAACGCTTTGGCCAATGCCTTGCACTTGTTTTTCTAATTGATCCGTAAGGTTTACTTTTAAAGCGTATACCGCGTTCCAGATAGCAAATACAGCATCAAGACCTTTTTTGTTTCTATATAGATATCCACTTTGATTGTCGCCAATCATGAATTTTTTGAGTTTTTGACTAAAGTTGGCACCAACCAACCATTGGTCAATCAGGTCTGTGGTTTGTCTAGTGATCAATTTATTGGCATACTGTTTGACCGCCATACGACCTTTGTCGTCTAGACCCTGCATGAACTTGTCTGCTAGAGCACCATTTTTTGCTATAGTGGTCACAGCTTCTTTATGCAGTCTGACAGGATCACTTAAAGTAAATTTAATATTGGCATTTGGTGTTAATATGGCCACAGGAGCTTTCATGTTTAGTCCCTGTCCATTCCAAGGTTGTGGACTGGCTCCTGCGCTAGGGATATACTGATGTACCACTATACCACTAGTGCGACCTCGAATGTATTGTTGTGCAAATTGGCTATTTGCTGGTACAGTATAAGTAACACCCCATGGATTTGGTCTAAATACATAGTTGCCGCCAACAGGTTTTAATGGAGCTCCCCATAATAAATCTCCCCAGAAAAATCCAGGTACATTACCCACAGCCTGGTCTAGGCCTGGCCAGATATTGGCAATGCTTTGATATAGGTTTCCTTCTGTACGAGGCTTACCCCTGGCCTGATCATAGTCTATCCATCCCTGCGGACTGGTTGCCACAGAACTGACTCCCAACTCAGTTTTATCACGGTTGTCGTACATGTACTTGTCCATGACAGCCAGTTTGCCATTGGCCAAGCGACCAAATACCAATGCCGGAAAACCGTCCCATTTGATTGTGAGACTACTGGGATTTTTAATCGCTGCTTCCATGGACTTGACCATTTGTAGTGCACTTTGACTGCTGTCAAAAACGGCATCTTCAGGATGAGGAGTACGTCCAGTGATATCTCCTGGATCCACAGCTTCTCTCAGGATCTCATCTAAAAAATCTAATCTCATTCTCTTGCTCGAGCTGGGTTAGGTTTAAGTACTGCTGGTGCTTGTGGTTGACGAACCTTTGGTATTGGTTGATTTGGGAACTGACTAAACCCAGTTGGCAAAGGACTAACCATATCTAAGTATTGTGCTATATTAGCAGGAACTTTTCGGCCATTCAATGCGTTCACCCAGTTATCGCCGGCATCTCTGGCAAAGGTATCTTTACCACGTGTAACTGTCTTTGATTGTGGGTTGACTTGAAATTGACTCAAAAATTGATCAGCTGGAGCTGTGGGTGCAGGCTGAGCCGGCCGTTGGGCCTGCTGAGCCACTTTTTGAGACGCGGCTTGAGCACGTAGTTGTGCCGCATACTGTGCTGCCGGACTGGTACCAGTGGCATCTGGGCGTACCCAGGCGGCACGTCTACTGGCCTGACCAACTTTGGCCAATGTGTCGTAAAGACTTTCTGCTATAACTTCATTAATTTTCACTGCGAAATCTCCTGACACCACGCTTGAATTTTTCAGGCTCCTGCGTACGAATACTGTTTATAAGTCTACGTTCTAATTCATCAGCCTGAGTGGCATCGTAATTTTCACGTATGTATTTTATAAGATTGATAGCACCTTGAATCACATGGCCGGCACGGCTTTCCACAAGATTCTCACGATCTTTGTGTACTAGCAAGGTATCTAATTCATCAAGTATGCTACGGGCCCGCTTTTGCAAGATCTACTCCAATTTAGTTATATTTAGTTGCATAATTAATTATGGACACAGTTATTTTATTTAAATATACGTATGAATAATTATTATTGTGTTTTACCGTTTTATTCTGTGGAAACAGAGTTTCGGCACCCAGATAAAAACATATTTTGTTGTAGATTACGCCCAGGGACCAACATAAATGACGTTAGGAATAGTATAAAAAATAAAGAACGATCTCCCGATTGTAGTACATGTTGGACACTAGAAGATCAAGGACTAAAAAGTGAGAGACAAATACACAACGAAACCATGGATTACTTGTTAGACTTAAATCTTGATAATATCGAAAATAATAGTATAACACACGGTTTCCACCCTGTCAAAATCAAAATAGCCACAAGTAATTTATGTAACGGTCAATGCGTTACCTGTAGTAGTGCGTTAAGTTCATCTTGGGCCGCCTTGGAGGGCAAATCTGCCAAATATAAATCATTTAATATATCCAAACTCGATATAAACTGGCAAAGAATAGTATCACTGTCTTTTGTTGGTGGAGAACCTCTATTAGAAAAACAAAATTTTGCAGTACTAGAAACACTAATTGCAGAAGGTAATACTAATTGTTTTATATCTTTTGTTACAAATGGTAGCGTGGAATTAAGCAACTATCAAATTGAGATTTTGTCTCAATTTCTTAACCTTAATATATGCGTCAGCATTGATGGAGTAGGAAATTCATTTGAGTACATGAGGTTCCCGTTAGAGTGGAATCGTTTAATTACTAATATAGGGTTATTTAAAAATATATGTGAGGTTAGTGTAAGTTGTATGATTTCTAACCTTAACATATACTATTATTCTCAATTTATTGATTTCTTTAAAGAAAACAATATCAATTATCTTTGCAAACAAATTACATATCCTGCTATCTTTAGCCCTGGTAATTTACCCGATTATGCAAAAGAACTTGTTAGAAATGAAAATAAAAAATATCTGTCAGAGATTAATACATTTTTATCTGCAGGCACATACTCAATTGAAAAATATAATATGTTAAAACGAGAAGTAACACGACAGGATGCCCTTAAAGACATTAGCATCAAAGATTATATGCCAGCGGTGGCAAATTTTTTATAAAAATCAGCAACTTCAGGAAAGGTTTTTGTCCAATCCTGCTGACGCAACTTATCAAATTTTTTAATTTCTAACAACATCGATTTAATAGCAACAGGATTTTCTCTCCAAGTTGGGCTAATTAATTTTCTTAGATTAGTATTTGCTATTGCATCCACATACTCTTGCGACAAAGATGCTAATCCAAATATACCATTGGCCACATGCTTTGTGTGATTTACAATATCTCCTAATCTATTTGTTGAGTAGTTAGCAGATGTCCAGTTTGCTAACTCTTGCTGATAATAGAGATTAAAGACACTAATAGTTTCTTCTACTAGAAACATTACATTAACAGGCAAGGTCTCTCGTAGCAAATTTATATTTTCTGTTAATTGATCCCAATTAGCAGGCCAGCGCAAATAGTTAAATCTTTCCCCAATAGCATCAATGCTTATGTTAAGTTTTACTAGAAAAAAACGTTCAATGATTTTATAATTATCTTTGCTAATTGATTGTGTTCCGTTAGTTTGAAAACTCAATATTATTTTTTGTTTAGCGTTAGGTACCATGTCAGCAATAGCCTCTGCCACTTGCCAATATCCTTGTCCCAATAATGTTTCGCCACCGCAGAATACTACTAGTTCAAGATTACTCAAATCTAAAGTTTTAAGTATAGAGATCATGTCATTGGCACGCGAAGTAGGACGTGGTGCCACAAAAGCAATATTATTTTCTTTAAGATGTTTTTGCCAAAAAGTACTTAATTCAGGACCGCAAGTTCTGCAGGCTAAATTACAGCCAATATCAAACATGAGATCAATACGTTGAGGACCAGATAAATTAGTTTTTTTGCCAAACTTTTCTAAGGTGCCTGTTCGAAAACTAGGTAATCCCGCCTGTTCATTACCTTGGCAGGTCCAACATCCTGAGTCCCATATACTTTGATTGTTAAGTTCTCTTAGAGGTAAAAAATTTTTATTATCCCAGATTTCATTAATATTATTAACTTGAAATTGTTTGGTACGCAAACAACACTGATTCACAAGAATTTCGTCATTGAAAGTTTTTAAATTGATTGTTAGACCGCCATGGATCATGGGACAGTGCAATGATGTCATTCTGATTTAGCCTTTAATCCAGCCAGCATCTGTTTAAGTTTTGAGCTTTCAACACTACTACCCGGTGGAGGCCCAGCGTCTTTTTCTAGATCAAATCCTGCTCGAGCTTTGATATCAAATGTGTTTATTGTTGTAGTGGCCTTGATCTGATCCATTATGCCAACAATTTTAGGTGGTCCACCAGCTGGGCTATAGCTGTCTTGACCTTCTGGTCCCGGATCAGTGATACGCATGGTTTCTATATTGTATTCTAAGTCAATCTTTTGTCCTACACCAGTACTGCTTCGTGACTTCATGCACTGAATTTGATAACGCCCACGTTCTCGCATGGCACGGCTTGTAAAGATACCAAACACGTTATCTGCGGTATTGATCTTACTGATACCACCTGCGATATGACTATGATCAAACTCAATTTCTTCTACGGCACTACGATTTAACTGCGACGCTGTTACAAACAACACGCCCAACTCTTGC